ACAGGTGGTGCAGTTATTAATAAGGATGTCTTCTTCGGTGAAGACTTCTATATGGGTCCAAACAATGCTCCTACCTTATCAGTTGTAGGTGCATCTGGAAATACAACTATTCTTGGTACTCTTAACGTTACCAACACAACTACATTAGGGACTGCTGCTATCAGCACACTTAACCTATCATCGAATGCTAATATCACAGGTTCGATTATAGTTAACACTGACAAATTTATTGTTGCAGGACTTACAGGTAATACTGACATCTTTGGTACCTTAGATGTTAATGGTGCTACTACTATTACTAACACTCTTAATGTCACACAGAATGTAGACTTTGATGCTGACCTTAACGTAGATGGTAATCAGCAATTAGATGGCACACTTACTGTCGATTCAACTTCACTATTCAAAGATAGTCTTGTATTGAGAGGTGGTAGTAAGACATTAAAACTTCAGAATGGATCTGGCACTGACAAGGTTACATTACATTCCACAACTGGTAATGCTGAGATAACTGGTACTTCAACTCTTGGCACTCTTGACGTAACAAACAACACCACCATAGGTGGCACACTTGGTGTAACAGGACAAATCACTGGTAACGTAACTGGTGACCTAACTGGTAATGCAGACACAGCATCGTTGGTTGACGTAACTGAGACTGCTACATCAAACTTGACATACTATCCTACTTTTGTTTCTACTACATCTGGTAACACTGAAGTCAGGACAGACTCTTCAAACTTACAATACAATCCTTCAACTAATACTCTTACAGTTACTAACTTTAAATCAGTTACTGACTTTGAGATTCAAGGTAACTTAAACGTTACTGGAGCATTGACATTCTTCCAGTCACAGGTTGGTAGTATTGCTAACCATGATACTGATGCTCTTACTGAAGGAAGCACAAATCTTTATTTCACCAACGAGAGAGTTGATGATAGGGTTAACAACCTAATCAACGCTGGTACAGGTATATCTGCAACATATGATGATGCAGGTAATATGCTCACCTTGAGTGCAGTCCAGTCAGACCTTAATACTGACAACTTCACTGAAGGATCTACCAACCTCTTCACCACTGCAGCTAGAACGAGGACTCATTTCACGTATGGTAACGGTGTTGAGTTATCGGGTGGTGGAGAACTTTCTGTTACTCAGGCAGACATTAATACTGATAACGTAACTGAAGGTTCTACTAATCTATTCACCACTGCTGCTAGGACTCGTGGACATGTTAGTGCTACTGGAGACATAGCATATAATGCTGCTACTGGTGTATTCTCATACACAACTCCTACAACTATTGCATCTCTATCTAACCATGATACTGATGACCTTGCTGAAGGATCAAATCTATACTATACAGATGAGAGAGTTGATGACAGAATCAATGCTCTAATCATTGCTGGTACTGGTGTTACTAAGGTCTATGACGATGGTGCTAATACATACACACTATCTGTTACTCAGGCAGATGTTAACTCTGATAACATCACTGAGGGATCAACAAATCTCTTTACCACTGCTGCCAGAACAAGGACACACTTTACATATGGCACAGGTATAACACATAGTGGTGGCACTCTATCTGTTACACAGGCAGATATTAATACTGATAATGTAACTGAAGGATCTACCAATATCTTCTATACAGAGGGACGTTTCGACGCAAGTCTTGGAGGTAAGAGTACAGCAGATTTGGCAGAGGGAGCTAACCTCTACTATACAGATGCTAGAGCAGACGCAAGAATTGCAGCTGCTGACACTGGAGATCTTAGTGAGGGTAGCAACCTTTACTGGACTAATGCTCGTGGTGATGCTCGTATTGCATTACAAGTTGGTGCAAACCTTGACCTATCAAGTAAGTCAACTTCTGACCTATCTGAAGGCACAAATCTTTACTACACAGATGCTAGAGCAGACGCAAGAATTGCTGCTGCTGATACAGATGACCTATCTGAAGGATCATCTAACCTTTACTTCACTAATGCTAGAGCAGATGCACGTATCGCTGCTGCTGATACTGGAGACCTTGCAGAAGGAAGTAATCTTTACTACACCGATGCACGTGCTGATGCTCGTGTAACAGCAGGTATTACTGGAAAACTTGATGCTTCTGCTGTTAGCACCTTCGGTGGAACTCTAATTGATGACGCAGACGCTGCTGCTGCAAGGACAACTCTTGGACTTGGTACTGCTGCTCAATCTGCTACAGGTGACTTCGCTACTGCTGCACAAGGTACTAAAGCAGATGATGCTGCACCATTAGCATCTCCTACACTGACAGGTACACCTGCTGCACCTACTGCTGCTCAAGCAACCAACACAACACAGATTGCTACCACAGCATTTGTCCAGTCTAATTTAACTGCTGCATTACTTCGCACTGCTCTTGGTATTGTTTCAGCAGCAAACGATGCTGGTTCTGGACTTGCATCTGGAGAGATGTATTTCAATACCACATCTAACACCTACGTACTTGTAGCATAATGGCAACACCCACATCAAAAGCTGAATTAAAAGAATATGCTTTACGCAGGTTAGGTAAACCTGTACTAGAGATCAACGTCTCTGATGATCAATGCGATGACGCTATTGATTATACCTTACAGAAGTTTCAACAGTTCCATTATGATGGTGCTGAAAGAGTCTACCTAAAGCATAAGATAACTCAGGCGGATCTTGATAGGGCAAAGGATACTAATGATACTACAACTACTTCAGTAGCTGGAAATTCCACGTGGTTGGAATCAAATACTTATATAGAAATACCACAACATATACTTTCCATTGAAGGAATATTCTCCTTCACTGATAAGGGTACTGCAAACATATTTGATATTAGATATCAGATGCGTTTGAATGACTTGTATGATTTTACATCTACACAGTTCTATCATTACTATATGATTCAGCAACACTTGGGTACAATTGATTTTCTATTAGAAGGAATCAAACCTACTCGTTATATTGCTACTCAGAATAGATTATATCTTGATATGGATTGGCAAGCAGATGTATTATTAGATCAGTATTTTGTTATTAAATGTTGGAGAGCATTGGATCCTCTCACATGGACAGAGATATATGACAACATGTGGGTCAAGGATTACACTGCTGCTAAGATTAAGAAGCAGTGGGGTGCTAATATGACCAAATTCCAAAACGTCCAGATGCCAGGTGGTGTCACTCTTAACGGAGAGATGATTTATAATGATGCAGTCCAAGAGTTAAAAGATTTGGATGAGCAACTCAGACAACAGTGGGAAACTCCACCATTAGACATGATAGGATAACATGGCTACTAACCCTTATTTTACTCAAGGAACTACAGGTGAGCAAGACATGCATGAAAGTCTTGTCATTGAGCAGATTAAGATGTACGGTAAGAATGTTTATTATATCCCAAGGACTTTAGTTAAAACTGATAGTGTATTCGGTGAGGATACAATGTCGAAGTTTGAGGGAGCATTTGAGATAGAAGCATACATTGAAGACAACACAGGATTCCGAGGAGACGGTGATATGTTCTCCAAATTCGGAGTCCAAATTGCTGATCAGGCAACGTTTGTTATCTCAAGAACAAGATTCACTACTGCGGTAGATGATAACGCAACCTTAATAGTGGAGGGTAGACCAAATGAAGGCGATCTCGTATACTTCCCGATGGCAAATAAGATCTTTGAGATCCAGTTTGTCGAGTATGAAGTACCATTTTTCACGTTGGGTAAACAATATACTTGGGGACTCAGATGTGAACTCTTCCAGTACAGCGACGAAGATATCGACACAGGAATCACAGAAGTTGATGCAGTGGAGGTCAATTATGCCAATGCAATAAGTGTTAACGTTGCTGATGGTGGTAGCGGAGACTTCGTTGCTGAGGAGATTGTAACAGGTGGTAACTCTAATGTCACTGCTACTGTTAAGTCTTGGAATAGTGCTACACGTCAGTTAGTTGTATACAATAGGTCAGGAATCTTCAGTATACCTGAGACTCTTACTGGTAATACATCTAGTGCTGCGTGGACTTCTGCTACATATAATACACTAAATAATGTGAATGACGAATCACAAGCCAACTTTGTCATAGAGACACAGGCAGATGGTATCATTGATTTCACTGAAGGCAATCCCTTTGGTGAGTTTGGAAATAAAGGAAGTAGTATCTAATGTTAGGAACTTATTCATATCACGAAATTATTAAGAAGACAGTGGTCGGTTTCGGTACACTGTTTAATAATATTGAACTTCGTAGGGTAACATCTGGTAAAACAGAAGTTATGAAAGTGCCTCTGGCATATGGTCCTCGTCAGAAATTTCTACAACGTCTGCAACAGGTAGGTCTTAATAAGACTACAACTCAAATTACTCTACCTCGTATCTCCTTTGAGATACAAGGGTTTAATTATGATGCTACTCGTAAGGTATCTCCTACTCAGTATTTAAGGTCTACTCAAGCTGATGGTAAAGAGTTTAAATCCTTTATGCCAATACCATATAATTTGAATTTTGAATTGGCAATCATGGCAAAGAATCAAGACGATGGTCTTCAGATTCTTGAGCAGATATTACCTTACTTTCAACCAAGTTTTAGTATCACACTAAACCTTGTGCCTACTATGGATGAGAAGAAGGACTATCCAATTACATTAACATCTATAGATTATCAGGATGTATATGAGGGTGACTACGATACTCGTAGGACTCTGGTATATACTTTACAGTTTGTTGCTAAGACTTACCTATACGGTCCAGTCCAAGACAAGTCTGGAGAGGTTATCAAGAAGGCTATTGTTGATTACACTGCTGATACTAAGAATGCACCTAATGCACCACGTGAGATTAGATATCAGGTAACACCTGATCCAATCACTGCTGACGCAGATGACGATTTTGGATTCAGTGAGATGACCAGTGAGTTTGTAGATGCTAAACAGTATAACCCAGTGACAGGACAAGATGAGTGATTTTGAAGCTATTGAAAATGCAATGAACGTGGACACTTCCATTGTTGAAAATGAAGGTGGTTGCGTTAAACGCAGTGATAAGGCACTTGAGGTCGCACAAGATACTAAAAAACAACTGAGGAAAGACTATGACTATACAAGAGGTAATTTATATTCTCTAATAGAAAAAGGTCAAGAAGCAGTTGATGGTATACTTGAGTTAGCACAAGAGTCAGACCAACCAAGAGCATATGAAGTAGCAGGACAACTTATCAAACATGTCGGTGACGTTGCTGATAAACTTGCAGACCTTCATAAAAAAGTTAATGAGATAGAGAATCCGAAAGGATCTTCATCTGATAAACAAGTCACCAACAACACCATGTTTGTTGGTAGCACAGCAGAACTTGCTAAATTCTT